TTATTAAACGCTGTTACAATCTTAAGGGATCTTGCCTTACTCTGTGTATCTGAGTAAGGCATATTAAACATTTTTTTATCTGCCATCAGAATATATTATTCTTCTGGACTATTTATTCCAAGATCTCCCTCAAGTTTATCTACAAGACTATGCACATCAATAAGACTATCAATCATCTGCATCATGTCAGCAATATGCTTACTGATATATGGTTTCTCATTACGTGCTGCAAATGCTAAAGCATTTCTCAATTCTGATTGTGCATCTCTTAAAGATACTTCTACTTGTTTAGTTAATGGCATTACAAATCACCTTGCTTACGATTTTCTGAATAATGTGCATCAAATTCCCCACCTGGATACCTTGACTTAAGTTTATCTATATTCATTTCAATAACCTCATCAAGAGATACATCCAATGACATACATGCTTGCATAACATACCACATTATATCACCAAGTTCACGTTTAAGATGAAATAAATTCTCTTCATTGACTGGTTTACCTTGAAAGATAATCTTCTTCACTACCTCAGTAAACTCACCAGACTCTGCACTCATACCAAGAGAAGCAGTTAGAAGTCTTTCAATAGGAATTCCATCATCTCCAGTTTGTATATTAAAGCATCTAGAATTAAAGGAAATATAATCCTTAGATTCTTTAGATGTAACTGCATCTACAAACTCAGCATACTTTTTAAGATCAATCATATTTTAATTCAGCAAATGATTTTTTACCTTGAACTTTTTTAATTACTTGCTCTTCTTGACCAGAATCAATCAAATCTTTTTGAGCATCTTCAACATCATACAGCCTCATTTTAGATCTGTCAATACCTATACAAAATCTTTTATTAAGAGTAGGATCATAGTACCTATTCTTTAACTGTTTTACCATGATCTGATTCATCTCTTCCAACTCCTCAGTAGATATGAGAGCGAACATAAGGTCAGCAGTAGCAGGGAGTCCGAAAGACTCTGACGTGTCAGTAAGGTCAACGTCGCTAGAACCGTAACCAGCACGAGTAGTTTGAGTAGCACTAACGATTGGGACATTACTTTCAACAGCCAGTCCCCTGAGTTCTTCCGCAATCGCTTTAACATAAGTGTAAGAGTTAACTATAGATCCTTTGTACCTTTGTGAAGCACATATATTTAAATAATCTACAAATATTATATCAGGTTTAATACTTCTTTTAAGTGCTAATTCATTAATCAATGATTTAAAATGTCCTACATGTGCTGACGCTGTAGGATACTCTTTTATAATTAATTTACCCTGTGTCTTCTTGATTATTTTATTAATTTTATTCTCATACATTACCTTAGGTAAATCAGATAACTTTTGAATAGGAACATTCAAAAGATTAGCATCAATTCGTTCAGCAATTTTCTCTTCTGCCATCTCCATTGTAATGTAGAGTACGTTCTTACCTTGTAGTAACATACTAGCAGCAACGTGACACATAAAGAGACTCTTACCTACACCAGTACCTGCAAGAGCAATGTTAAGAGTTTTATTAGGAAGACCACCCTTTGTAATCTTGTTAAAGAAATCTAAATCGAATGGAATCTTGTCTTCTTTTCTATGATAGAAGTCAAATCTGTCTTCGTAGTTCTGTAAGTAATCATGTCCTACATGTTGATCAAATGATACACCTAATGCATCACTTAATATCTGTGGAATAGCTCCCTTATCTCTCTTTGTGTCTTGACCATCTGCAATCTTAACACTCTCCATAAGCGAGAGATAGATTGCTCTCTCCTGACACCATTTTTCTGTCGTGTCAACAAGCCAATCCAAGTCACCTTTCTCATCCGATAAGACATTTAATACCTCTATAACATCTTTAAATTGTTCTTCTGAAAGATCTGTACGTTCTTGACACTCAATTCCTAAAGCATTAAGAGAAGGTAACGCATTATAGTTAGAAACATACTCATGTATCTCAAGAAATATTATCTTACTTGAACGTGTTGTAAAATAATCTTGTCTAATAAAAGGAAGTACCTTGCGAGTATAACTTTCATTAAAAATTAGATTACTAAGAATAGTTACTTCTAAATTCATAGGTAATGAAGATAAGATCCTGCGATGTATTTTTTCCCACTAATAACTGGAGTACCTGCATGTCGATACAACCATAAAGGAGGGAACAACAGTATTCTACCACACTTAGGTTTAATTGAGTAGCTTAAGTTAGGAAAGTTTGTTTCTCCCCCTGCTTCTACATCATTAAGATATAAAAAACACACTAAAAATCTTCTAGCAGATGAATGATCACCTACATCAACATGATCTTTAAACTCATCATGTTTTGGAAGGTATCTTTTAATTCTATATTCTTCAAATGCATACCTAGTAGGAAAGTCAGAAGCAACATCCAGTTCTTCCATGTATCGTTCAACACATTCTATAAATTTTTCCTGCATTTGAACTTGTGCTGGTATCCAATCTGGATCTTTTTTCTGATACTGTTTTGAAATATTCAGTTCAGTAAACGTTGGTCTCCTTTCTCTATCTACTCTTTCTTGATTCTCTTCTTTCTTTTCAAAATTGTCAATGACTCTCTGACAGAATCTAGGTTCCATTAAACCATCATAAGTTTTAATGAAATCTTTAAGATCACTGGCCATATGTAAACTCCTTAGCAGCACACTCATCTAATGCTTGCATTATCTCTGGAGTAAAATATGTCTCTGGTTCTGCAAGAATTTGTTTACCGTATACCTTCTTACCATTCATCTCATATCTACCAGCAACATTCTTCCACAACCCATACTTCTCACCCAATTCTAACAATCCGTAGTACCTATCTAAACCTTTATCATAATATAATCGCACCTCAACTTGACTATTTTCTTTTGTCAATCTAGCTTTAGCTGCTTTACATTTAATAATATTTCCCACAACCTCTTTACCATCCTTTTCTTTCTTCTTGCTAAGATATATGATTGTGCTTGCTGCGTATTTAAGTCCACTTCCACCTCCCATCTCCTTAGTAGGAATATAAGAACCAACTACATCATATGTATGATTAGTAACTATCATTGGCACGTTTGCTTTACCCAACTTAAGAGTTAGAACTCTAAAGATAGACTTAACAACTTGTGCTCTAGTCATGTCACGTGTATCTTTACCTGCTTCAGTGTCCTCAACTTCCTTAGTTGTGGATAACATACCAAGAGAATCTAAAACAAACATTAAGGGTTGTCTCTTATCTGGGACTTGAGTTAAATATTTGTCTAATATTTTGATTGCCTGTGTTCTAAACTCTTGTACAGTAGTTACAGGAACAATCAACATTCTATCAGTATCAATACCACGAGAATCAATTAATTGTTTAGAGATAGCACTCTCTGATTCAAAGTAAATAACGCCAGCATCAGGATTAGATTCGAGAAAATGCTGTACAACACCAAGACAGAAGAAAGTTTTGCCAGTGCTCGACTCACCTGCAAGAGCTGTGATCTTGTTCCCTGCAATACCTCCGTAGATGCTTCCTGAGACAAGGGAGTTAAATATGAAGCTGCCCGTATCGATATAGCTATTAGTGTCACCAGCAGCGATACCATCACTAACCAAACTAGCGTATTCATTGTCTATCTCCTTTGCAACATCTTGTAAGAATTTCATGGTGTCTTTTCAATTAATTTAGTAATGTAATTAGATCTTTTCATGGCTCTTTCAAACCATTTTGCTTCGTCTTTATCAAAGAATTCTTTTTCTGTTGGATTTTCTCCAGCACTAAAAGCCTTCTGATATTCTACAATGTATGTGGTCATCCGAATAGGAACTCCAAGCTAGCTATTTTTTCTGGCTTCCAACCAATAGTATCCATGATGACTTTAATAGGATCTAAGAAACTCTTAGAGAATTGTAAGTCATAGTCCACCTGTTTGTCAAGTCCAAACTCTTTTGGAAGAGTTTGTAAAAATGATATTACATTCTCTCCAAACTTATTAGGTGTCTTTAAATAAACAAATTTAATCTTTTCGCCATCCTGTATTAAGGGATACTTATGCTTTAGATTATTTTTCTTATTATAATAGTTGTACAGTAAAGCACCACGCACATGTATGGGTGTGCCTTTGCTGTATATACTGGATGGGTTTGCCCACTTATTT